CGGCCACCGTCAACAAATCGTTGTCGTCCACTTTCTTGAGCTCGGCCTTGACCTCGACCTCTGTTTTCCCGGCGGTCTCACCGGCATCGATGATCGATTGCTTGATGGCGAGTATCTCGCTCTCGGTGTTGCCTGCTTTGGTTTTGGTGTTGTCCAACGCGGTCTGCATCTGCGAAGCAAAATCGAGTGCTTCCTGCTCCACGTTCAATGAGCCACGCAACCGGTCGAACGCGTCACGGGTGTCCTTGGCGCGCCGCTCGGTGCCCTCGAGCGACCGGGCCAACGCGTCATTGGCGTCGGTGGTGTGATCAATCGAGTCGGTGCCCTTCTCGAACGTGGCGTTCAGGCGTGCCGTTTCCCGTTCGGTTTCGGCGGTCTGCGTACCCATCACCTTCTGTTGATCGGTGTACGCCTTCTCGGCCTTGGTGCGATCATCAATGAACTGGTTACCGGCCTGAATGATGGCGTTCAGATCGTTACCGGCGCCGATCGCTTCACCGTTGGCGATCACCCAATCTTTGAAACCGTCCTTGCCGAGCGCCACCTTGCTGATGAACTCATCCCACGTGATGTTGGCGTCCGCCAGCGTGCCCACTAGGTCTTTGGTTTGGCCGGTCACCTGATCAGCGAACTCGATCTTGCCGGTTTCAGCGAACGCGTCGTTGAGCGAATCGATCACCGTTTTGCCCTCTTTGAGCGCCTTGGTGAAGTCCTCGACCTTCTTCTTGTTGAACGCGTCCACCGCTTTGGTTTCGGCCAGCGCGTCGGTCACCGTTTTGGCGACGAGGGCGATGCCGGCCATACCGAGCCCGGCGGTGAGTAGTTCTTTCATGGCGACCTCACCGCCAAGGATGCCCTCGGTCATCTGGCCGATGGCTTCACCGAGCGGGCCGAAACCGGTGGCCATCGCCGCACTGTCACCGATGACGTTGCCGGCCATCGAATGGGTGGCGCTGGCCGCGGCGCCGGTGCCCTTTTCCATCTCGTCACCGATGGCCTTGCCGGTGGTGGCGGCGGTGTCATCCACCGACGCGAGCTCGGCCTTGAGCCGTTTGATTTCGCCTTGCGCCTGATCGATCTGTGCTTTGATCACGAGAGCTTGGTCGGCCTTGTCGGCGAGTGCTTTCAGGTCGGCGGCGGCGGTGTCGGTGTCGGCGGTGACGGTGACTTCTGGTGTCAGCTTCTCGAGCGCCTTGGCGTCAGCCGATACGTCTTCGATGACCTCTGACGCTTTGTCTTTGGCGCTGATGTCGATCTGGATTTTCGGGTCACCGGCCATCAGTCCACCGCCTTGCCGGTCAGGTCCTCGAATATGCGCGGCACCAGCTCGGTGGCACGGTCGGTCACCGTCGTCCACGCGTTCTTGCGGCGGTGCACGCCGGGATGGTGGACCAGCATTTTCTTCATCGGGCCACGCTTACGGCGCCGGGTGGTGTGCGGCGCGGTGCCGGATGTCATCCACACCCACGGGCCCGCGGGCACACCAGTGATCAGAATCGCTTTGCCATCGGTGATCGGCCTGATGTTCTTGTCCTTGGTACGCATTTTGATCGGGCGGCGGTGGTGGCCCTCGAGCGGCGCGCCGACACGGCGCGCCTGTTCATCACCCAACTTCTTGACGAGTTTGGCGGCGGCGATCAGTCCCGCGTCAGGGATGCGGCCGACCTCGATGGCGATGCGGTGGAGCTCCACCGATGCGGTGCCGGACACCGGTCACGCCGCGTCGGCGTTGATGTCCATGGCGTCAGCGTCGGTGTCGTCAGCGAGGGCGACCGGGAACACGATCACCGGCTTGTCCAAACATGGCCACACCGCGCTGGCGGCGAGTGCGTCACCGGTACCGATCGGACCACCATACGAACCGGACACGAGATAGACCTGGCCGGTGGCTTTCACCGTGGGTGTGCCGGTGTCTACCACGAGTTCGTACCACATCGCCAACGTGTCGTTGGTGTACGCGAAACCGGACAGGCCACCGAGCGATGCGGTCCAATCTTGGAGCCAGTCGATGGCGAGCTCCCACCCCGTTTTGCCGGGTGATTGGGTGGCGGGTGCGCATGCGGTGGCGGGGATGGTGGTGAAATTGGGGATGGCGTTGATGATGGCCTGCGTCAGTTGGCACTCGTAGGCGGTGCCGGCGGTCAAACCGGCCTGCGTGGTGGCCAACCGGAACGTTGGATGATTCATGATGATCGCGGTACGGGCCATGGGAGCTCCTTAGCAGGGCAGTGTGCGGTTAAGTGTGAACGTGTAGTTGAGGGCGGTGTACTCGACACCACCGATGGTGGCGACGGTCAGAAAGTCGGTGCGGAAGGTGATGCCGGCGCCGAGCTTGTCGCCACCGATCGTGTCGAGCAGATCGGCGGCGTCGGACAGCCGGTCGGTCATCGTCGCGGAGACTTGTGGTGCGGCGACGGCGACCACTTTGATGTTGACGGTGCCGGTGATGTTGCCCGATGCGGACGCGCCGTCGTATTCGGGCCAGATGGCCGGGATGGCGGTCTGATCGGGTGGCACCGGCCACACCGACCACGACTCATCAAAGGTGGCGGCGAGGGCGTCGGCCATCGCCTCGAGCAACAGTGCGCGGGTCATGCCACTGGCCATGACAGTCGGCCGATGGAATCGAGCAGGACGGCGACGGGTGCGGCCGGGTCCAGCGCCAGTCGGCCCACAAAATCGGACACTTGGAAGTAGCCGCCGGGTGCCGATGGGCGGCGCCACAAATCTTGAGCGATGGTGAACGCGGCCTCAATGACGGGCGCCGGCCACGGTGGTGCGGGCAGTCTCGCGGCCACCGTGGCCGCCCCGTAGTAACTATCGATGACCACGGTGGTGGCGTCAACCACGCGTGCCAGGCGCGGCGAGTCTGCGGGCACACCGAGCGCGATGGCGAGCTCGGCCGCGTCACAGTACGGCGGGCGTAACTCCTCGAGCAACGCCACCGCCAGTATCACCACCGGGTCATCGGATAGAGACATCAGGTCTAGCTCTTCCCCTTCTTGGTGGGTGCCTCGAGGAGATACCCGTCATCGAAACTCGTTTGTGCGTCTTCGACGGTGGGTGCGGTGGCACGCAAACCGACAATGCCGGTCGGCACTGTCGGTGTGAGTAGACCCATCCCCCACACCGCGTAGCTTTCACCCAACCGTTCCACATCGGTGGAATGGATGGTCTGTGGGCCTTCCTCGCGCCATGATGCGGCGAGCCCGTTCGTGACCAGAATTTCGGTGGCCGGCAAATACGGGTCGTACACGACATCCAGACCGTGAACGTTGATGTCGAGTGTGGATGCGTCGGCGGTGCCGGTGACGTTGAACACCGGTGCCGGCGATAGCAGGCCACCGAGCTTGATGAACGCGGTGAGTCCGCACAACACGACGGTGGCCGGTTGACCGGTCGCGGCTTGCACTTTGGTGGATGCGGTGAACACCGCGGTCCTGAGTACCGAGCCGGTCGGGTCGGCGGCGGCCGGGTCGTACACCACGAAGTTGTTGCGTGCCAGGGTGACTTGCGCAGAGAGTGCGGTGGCGGCGTCCTTGTCGGTCACCGCGGCGTAGGCCGATGCCATGATGCGCAAGTAGCTTTCGAGGTAGGCGGGGCTCGAGCGGTTGATGAGCTGGAGGCTGATGTCGCTCCCCCCGGCGAATGTTTTTAGTGGTGCGTTGGCGTTCAGAATCGACACCTTGACACTCAAGATCGGAGTTTTTTGTGTCGCTTGGACACCGACGAGTGTGGTCAGGTCACCGGTGTAGTAGGGCCAGTTGATGACCATGCCTTCGGGTGGGAGCGGTTGCACACCGATCGCCTGGATGGCCGGGCGGCCTTGGTCCACGATGCCGTACACCTGATTGATCCACCCGCCTGGCACGACACCGGGGTTGTCGGTGGTGATCTGATCAGCGAGGGTGCGGCCGGCCATCACGCGGCCAATCTCGCGGGCGACCTCGATATCGGCATACCCGGCTCGCATCGCTTCTTGGATGTTGTCGAACCGGGCCAGCGGATGCGCGGCCTGGCGGCCGGTGGTACGGGTCACGGTGCGTGCCACTTCGGTGCGGACCATCTCGGCCACCGCGGCGCGGCCGGTTGTCTCGGTGGTGCTATCGGGCGCGGTAGCGGTGTCGGTCATAGTGTCATCATCCTTTTCGGTTTCGTCTTCGGGGTCTGTCGGTTCTTGCGGGTCTGTCGGTTCGGTGGGTGTGGTGGCGGCGGCCTCGAGCTTGGCGATGCGTTCCTCGAGCGATATCACCGGCGCCGGTGCGGCACGCACCGCGGTGACCAGTGCGCCGGCGTAGGCGGGTGCGGCGGGTGGGAGGACGGTGGCGACACCGGTGAGCAGTGCGGGTGCGGCGGCGGTACGCACCACCATCCCGGCGGTGTTCGGTACTGCTTCACCGGCGTCGGCCTCGATCGAGACCGAATTGACGGCGCCGAGCGCGGCGAGCTCATGTACACGGCGCCCTTCATCGGTCGCCAGGTGGAGTGTGCCGCGCAAACCATCGGGTGCGTCGGTGATGTTGCGCGCCACACCGATCAACGGGCCACGCTCGAGCCCGCGCGGGGTCTGGATGTGGCCACCATAAACATGCACGGGCCCACTGTCGGGTGGGACCAGCGAACCACGCTCCCACGTTTCGGTGTAGGTGGTGCGGTTGTCGTCGGTGACCTCGGCCGGTGTGTTCCACGGCATCAACATCACATCGAGCTCACCGGACGGGCGGGCGACCGGTACGGCGAGCGGTGATTCGCGGGCGATGCGGGTGCGGGTGATCGGTTCGGTGGTCATGCGGGCACGCTCCTGAGTGGTCGGTCGGCGTTCAGTTGGTCCGGTTGGCGTGGTGGTTCGGCGGCGTTCATCGGTGGGAGCTTGGCGGTGATGAACCGGACCTCATCCGGTGTCAACCACGCCTGGCCGGCGGTGGCTTGCGAGAAGTACACGCCTTGTGTGGCCAGGTCGGACGGCACAAAGTTGGTGGTGTCCAGTTGGGCGACGGTACCGAACCACATCAGATCGGAGAATGCGGCCTCGATACGGGTCATGTACGGGCCGAGCCCGATGGCACGCCACTTGATGAACTCACCCTCGGTTGTGGAATAGGTGAGTGAGTCGCCGCCGGCGACGTTCACGATGCTCGGCATGACACCGAACGCGCGGGCGATTTCGGCGTTGGCCCATGACATCGACTCGACCAGTTGTGATTCGACCGCGTTACTGCCTACGGGTGCGAGGGTGGCGCCGTTGTCGATCACTGTCGGTTAATGCCGGCGGCCCCACG